GTCACGATGCCGCCGAGGCAAAGCGCCACGGTGAGAGTGCCGGTCGCATTGAGCGTGCCCGGAGCAGGCTGCACCGGAGCTAACAAGCGCTGCTGCTGCACCTGTGGCGATGCGCCGACTTCCCAGAGAACTTGCAGGCCGCCAGACGCATCGATGACGACTTCAGCGCCAGAGGTGAATGGGCCGAACACGGTTTGCCCGTTGATGACTGAGCCGAGCGGGCTGCCGACCGTCGGGTAGTTAGGGAACCCGAGGAGCCGACTGACGGTGGCCGAGCTTTGCGTAAAGACGGCGATCGATTCGTTGGCCGGGATGGTGATCTGCTGCGTCCCGAATGGGGCGATTACGTTACTCATGGGGCCTCCCTTAAGTCTGCGAGAACATGATGATGCCGCTCATCTCGGGCTGTTTATTAACAACCCCGTAGAGCGTATCGAGACGGTATTTCGTCTTCATGGTGTTAATGTCGTACTGCTTCGACATGACCAATTCGACGCCCTGGTCAGTCGAGGCACGCATGACGGCCACGCCCGCATCGCTCGGCACTGCATAGCGACCCGGCAAGATTTCGAGCGAATCCTTCTGCCAGAACGGATTCATCGAGCCGGTGACAGTGTTCAAGAACACGATCGGAGCAGTCGCGCTCGGGGTCACGATCACGACGTTCTGGTTCTGCGCTTCCGCATCAGAGCCGCCCTGGTTGCTGATGATCGGAGGCGAGATTACCAGCGTGGTCGAACTGGGAACCGAAATCACTCGGAACGTCTTCAGAATGCCGGTGCTGGACTTCGTAATGTGATGGCAAGCGAAGACGCTACCGATCGTGAACGAGTCGCCCGCAGCCACGTTAGTGGTGCTCGAGACCGTGATGGTCTGATAGCGGTTGTCCACGTTCGCGGTTTCGCCAGTCGAAGCAGTGTTAGTCGCTTTCGGCACCCAGTAGTTCGCCGCTCCGACGAGCGTCGAAACCGTGAGAGCGCCGCCACCAGCTGCCGCAGCCTTACGAACTGCGTAATCGAGCTTGAACGTGTCGAAGCTCGCGACGCGGCCTACGAAAGCGCGACGGTAGGCATTGTCAGTCGTCTCGTTGCCGAACGAGCGCGACGCCTTCGCGAGGTCAGAAGCCATGCCGTTGTAGTCGCGAGTTGAGAGAGCCAAATAGCGGTCGTAATCAACGACGCCCTGCTCGTTCATCACCGCTTCACATTCAGCGACATCATCGAAGCCGCTGGCAGCCGCAGTACGCTTGACGAACAGAGTGCCCTGGAGGGCCGCCACGTTCATGATTGCGACGTTGATGTCCGAAGCGAGCTTCTGCCTCGCGGCATCACCAAGGCGCTGCTCCTGCAGAGCGTCGCGCAGTTCGGTCGCGGTCATGACCCACGGCACCGAGCGAGCGAAACCGATGGTCGCCGGGACGGATAACTGAGTGTAATCGTCGAAGTTCGTGGTCATGTCGGTGCCGCTGTACGAAGTCGAAATGTAAGGCTGCGGACGCCAGATGACGTTGCTGGTGCGCTCCATGAGCGTCTGGTCGGTGTTGTAAACGGCGACGTTGCGGGAGAGGACGAGGGCGTCCTGGAAGCCCTCAAGGATGTCTTCAAACGCGATGCGTTCTTCTTTGGAAAAAGCGTTAGCCATAGCGGCCTCCATTTTTGAGTGATTGATCTGTTACCACTCATCCTGGAGGCCGGATGGGAGCCGTCTGCCATTTTTAGGGCCGGCGAAGCCCGATTGCGCGGAGCCTACCGCTTCGTTCGCTTGTACGCAATGACTTTTGTCATATCGCCAGTCTTGGCGGCTTCTGCTCGTAGTCGCTCAAGCGTGCTATCGACCGCGCCAGATACTGGCGCAGAGCCTTGAGCGACCCGCTTCTCTGGTTCCGTAGCCGGCTTTTTTCTGCTGATTTTCAACTGTGCTTCCAATTTAGCGATTGCAAAAGCGAACTTCACCGGGTCGGTGATAGCCGCCAACTCCTTTGCCTTTTTCTCGTTTTTTCCGAGGGCGTAAATGACGATGGCAGGATTCTCCGCGCCCGAGATGACGATGCCCTGCTGCGTTAGATCGAGAATGTCTGCCGTCGTTGCCTCGACCTCATCAAAGTCTGCTGCTCTGAGGGAGGTTCGCTGCTGGCCATAACGGTCTAGCGTCTTTTGCCAGTCGTCGGATGCTTTGCGCTGAGCAGCTGCTGCCTCCGCTTCTGCGCTGTCGATCTTGCGCTTGCGCTCATGCCAATCGACTAACTTACGCTCGAACGCATCTGGGTCGAACTCGCACCCTTCGAGCGTGGGCTTCTCGCCGAGCGGCTCCGTTTTCGGGGCAGAGATTTTTTGCAGTTTGTCCTCGAGTTCGCGGATGCGTCTCTGGTCTTCTCGATTCTTGCGACGCAGTTCTCGAACCCATTCCGGGGCCGCTTCCTGCTCCTGCTGCTCGGGCTCCGGTTCGCCGATTGAGACTACGATCTCGCCCGCGTCTGCTTCCCCGTCCTGCTCTGCCGCCTGGTCATTCTCTTCGGTTGCATTCTCGATGGTCTGTTTCTCGTCATCAGTCACTAAACGCTCGTCTTCGTCGATCATTGTGGCTCTACTCCTGTCTGAGGTTGCGGGATTATCTGCGCCGTCTCTGGCGGCATCTCGAATGTCTGCTGCGGGATGTCTGCGACGACAACGGCAGGCGGCATCATGCTGGCCTCAGGCGCTCTAGCTTTAGAGACTCTGTCGATGACTTCAAACGCCTGCTGCTGCTCGGTCGAGTCCGTATTGGAGATCGTTTCCACCGTCTTCGCACGAATCAGATCTGCATCCGCCATGTTGCGCTCTGTCCTGCTCTGCGCTTCAAGAGCCTTCGCCCTGGCCTCCTCTGCTGCCGCCTGGAGGTAGAGCGTTTGAGGTTCTGGCTGTCTCTGCGCGGCTTCCTGCGCGAGTTCCTGCGCTTCCTGTTCGTCAGGCTTCAGAACGCCAGCCTTGAGCAGTTTTCTGCGGAAGTACGAGCGCACATCGGCGATCCCTTCACCGTCCATGTTCATCATGGCCATCGAGGTGAGAACGGCTTTTGTCTCGTCGTCTGCTGCGAGCATGATCATCCCGGTGAGCGCTCTAACCGTTGATGCTCGCTTCGAGATGCTTGAGGGCCCGATGGTTGCGACAACGTCGAACTGAGCGCCAGAAAGGTCGTTTTCTGTCTCGACCGTTCCTGTCTCTGAAACCATCGGTCGCGACAGTTCGACTGATTTCATTTCGCCTTGAGCGTTAATGCCCTTCATCTTCCGCCCGCGCTCGATGTAGATTTCGGACGCCATCGAGAGCCAGATTTCCCCGCCTCGCTGCACGCCGACTGCAAAGTTCGACATGTAGATAAACGACTGCTGATCGACTTTCGTCTGAATGAGTTCAATCGCTTTGCCCGACATGTTCGGCTGCATCTGCTCGGCCTGCTCTGGGTTGCCGAGAATGTCCCGAATGTCTGCATCGGTCAGCTGAAGAATCCCGGCCAGCGCTGGGGGAATCTCTGCCGACTTCGTGTACGCCAGCGGCCCGGACACCTGTTGAGCGCCAGCTGCGTCGGTGACTGGGTTAACCAGCATGTACGGATAATTTTTTAGGTTATCTTCGGCCCACATGACCTGATGGCCTGCAACCTGTTCGGGCACGAATATCGGCTTCTCAACGCTCGAGAATGCGCTGATCTCCGCGAGCTTCGACAGCTGCATGTTTTTAAGTCGCTGGGCATCCTTGACGAGGCGAACGTGGCCCATGCAGCGCTCGACGTTATCGATAAACCAGCGTTTGCCGTAGATGGGAACTATGGGGATGTTCCTGCCTGCAATGTAGCCGCAGTCCTCGAGTACTGATGCGCCCGAGAGAATGAACTTCGAGACTTTCCGGCGCTTGACTCGCTTCTCGCGCACGAGAACAGTCCCGATTGCGTTGAGCTTAATTTCTAGCTCCGGATCATCGTCGAAGTCTGCTTTGGTGTATGACTCCTTCTCGCCGTCGATTGACTCATAAATGGACACCGTCTCGGATTTCTCCTCCACCCGATAGTATTCAGCGACGAACACTACGTCGGGAGCTGCCCAGTCGAACTCGTACTGGTGAACCGTCTTGGGCCACGTTGCCGGGTCGTCGTCGTACTGCTCAATATATCGACGCCTGGTCAGCGATGAGAGAACGAAGGCAAAGCGTGCGTCGCTTTTGTCCTGGCGCTTCGCATCGAGGTCGAACCAGACGCTTGAATCTGCGTCGAAGATTGGCTCGAACCTGATGCGCTGTCGCTCGTCGTCGTCGTCCTCTTCATTCTCCCAGCATGTCGTGAGCCGATAGGCTCCGAATCCGCCTCCGACAGCCTCCTCGAACGCATTGTCGTATGCCTCGCGAGCAGCAGAATCCTGCTCGTCTCCTCGATAGAGGTCATCGCAAGTGTCGGCCAGAGCGTCGTACTCGGCCCCCTCCTTCGAGACGAAATCAACGGTGATTCGATTGTTCCGCTGCTCGTTGATGATTCGCGTCACCGCGAGATGCACTTTGTTGACCTCGAATCTCGGTTTGTTTTCGTACTGCTCGGCGAGCGGGCCTTCCCACTGTGCGCCCGCGAGGGAATAGAAACGCCGGTCTTGCAGGCACTGAAGCCTTTCGTCGCGCATGACTGACTGAATCTCATCGAAGCGCTGCATCGCTTCTTCGTGGATGTTCGCGAGTCTCTGGTCTGTCGTTAGCCGTGGCATGGAATACCCTCCGAAAGCGTAAGCGTAAATTTGTTACCAGCGACTCACAACCGGCAACGGCTTGATCGTGGCTTTTGTCGATGCCGGCATCATCTGCGCCAGCTGAATCGCGTCGAACATCGGATCTACCTGGTCATCGTGCGGGGCTGCTGGGAATGACTGAACCTCGGCCAGAAACTCAGAGAGCCACGGGGCGCTCTGTGGCAGCAGAACGTTGCCCGACTCGATGAACGGGGCTGCATCGTGCGCTCTGGAGATCTTGTCAGTGTTGCGCTGGATCGGGAGTATCGGAATCCCCTCGCGTCTCAGCGTCTGAATCAATCCTGTGCCGGAGACTTTATCCTCGCACCAGAGCCCTCTCAGAGGCGCTCCCTTCGCTTGCGGTCTTGCC